GGGATGAGCGCAACATTTAAGGAGATTAGAGGTTCCTTTGTGACTTATGTTACCAATGGATGCTTAGTTTTGGGTGCAGTATACGGTTTAGCATGTATATATCGCCACCTTAACGTAACGTTTTACGAAGAGCAAGGCAATTTATCTCCTTCAAAGATGGAGGATATTGTTGAACGAGATAAAGAGGCTGAATTGATAGAAACTATAGCAGTGGAGCAGAATTGGGATTCTGTAAATATAGCGCCTATACCTTGTTCGGAAGTTAGTAAAACAGCAACTACTGAGCAGTTATGCCGGAAGTTGTGGACCAATCAAGTGCAATGGGAATATCTTGATGGAGGTGAATATAAGCCTGCATGTGGTATGGTGTTTTTAGAGTCGAATGTGGCACTGGTTCCAAGACATTTATGGAAAAGTGGTCGAGAGAATTTGGAGATTCGTATTTTAAGGGGAACTAAAAGAATACAAGTTTTCCATGCGATTATTTCGGTTGCTCATGCAGTCGCCATTGCTGATTCTGATATGAGTTTAGTTTATATACCTAATGCAGGGTCTTGGGCAGATTTGCGAGCATATTTGCCCCTTGTGCGATATGAAAAAGACCGAAAAGTGCCGATGCGTTTTGTGTACAAGCATATGTGGAATGAAACAGTTCCAAAGCTTGTTACATGTGATACAGTTGGTAAATTCGGAATTATACATACAAATGCAAAAAAGCAGTATTTTGGAGCAGAATATGTTTTGGGCATTAGGACTGGACCTGGTTTGTGTATGGGAACATTAGTAACTAACACGCGTGAAGCTATGATTTCTGGATTTCATGTCGCGGGTACCAACGGTGAGCATAATGGTGCATTAAATATGATCACACGCGCCGAGTATGAACAGGCGAGAGAGATGTTGTCGCAGTTATCAGGTGTGTGTATTGGCGCATCACAGGGTGTTTTGCATGAGCAGATGTATGATAAGCCTATTGTATTGACGAAAAATATACATGAGAAGAGTCCTGTGAACAAGTTACCTGCAAGTGCACATTTAGATGTGTATGGCACTTGTACTGGCCGAGCTACATATTATTCAGAAGTGATTGAAACTCCCATTGCGGATGCAGTTTGTGAGAAGTGTTTTGTGGAGAAACTTTTTGACAAGCCTAAGTTTTTTAAAGGAGATGCTTGGGAGAAATCATTATTGGTTTCATGTAATCCGTCAATTGGAGTTGAACCGTCCTTGTTAGTATTAGCAGTGGATGATTATACTCAGCATATGATAGGATGCATAAAACGCATTCCTGAATTAGCTGCGCATATTCGTCCTTTAACGCAAATGGAGAATTTATGTGGTATAGACGGTTTGCGGTTTATTGATAAAATAAATCCGCAATCGTCGATTGGATATCCACTTTCAGGAGCTAAGGACAAATATATAACACGATTAGAGCCTGATGATTTTCCTGGATTTGCATGTCCAGCACGATTAGACCAACGTTTTTGGGATGAGGCCCAGAGAATGGAAAATGAGTACCGAAATGAAAGGCGGTGTCATGTTCCCTTTAAGGCGTGTTTGAAAGATGAACCAACAAAGAAGACTAAAGACAAAGTGCGGGTGTTTCAAGCAGCCCCAATAGCATTGCAGTTGGTAATAAGGAAATATTATTTGCCCATTGTACGTTTATTGTCGTTGTTTCCATTGGATTCAGAGTGTGGCGTAGGAATAAACACCATGGGTCCTGAATTTAGTACTTTGGTGGAATACATGCGGAAGTTTGGTAAGGACCGCATTCTTGCAGGGGATTATAGCAAGTATGATTTGAGAATGCCTGCACAGTTGATATTATCAGCATTTGACGTTTTGATATCTATTGCAGCGCAGTTTGGGTACGCAAAGGATGACATTATTGTTATGCGCGGAATAGCAACTGATGTGGCATATCCGGTAATGGCATACAATGGTGATTTGCTGCAACATTTCGGGTCGAATCCTTCGGGTCAGAATTTAACAGTATATATTAATTCCATAGTAAATTCATTATTGTTGCGATGTGCGTATTATAAAATATATGAAGGAAGGAGAGTACCCAAGTTTAAGGAGATAGCATCCATGATGACATATGGAGATGACGTGAAGGGTTCCATTCGTGAAGGTTATGATGAGTATAACCATATATCTTATGCGCAATTTTTGCGCGAAAGAGACATGGTTTTTACCATGCCTGACAAGGAATCGACACCAGTGTGTTATATGAAAGACGAGGATGCCGATTTTTTAAAGAGAAAGAATGTGTATAGCGAAGAATTATCTCAATGGATGGGAGCATTAGACGAAGATTCAATATTTAAGAGTTTGACGTCTGTGCTAAAGTCAAAGGCAATTACGCCCTTGGAACAATCTATGCAAAATATTGATGGGGCTTTGAGAGA